TGTGCTTTTCTTCCAAAAGTTCCTGAACCATCAGCATTGTTACCTGATTTAGTAACCCATCTGTCTGGATAGTAACCTGCAACTGATTCGTTGCTGTATCTAATGTTACCTAATCCACTTGATCCTGCACTTGGATATTTTGTTGTTGTAATATAAGCGTTTTTGTATTCTTTAACATTGTAACCAGAACGTCTTGTATTCCAAAGCATCATTGATTTTGGATATAATGTTGGATCTGGTGCATCTGGATCTAAGAAGTTATCACTTAATAAATCTTTAACTGAACTTTGTGTTCCAGCCGCAACGCTATCATTTCCGTTTCGTTCTGCTAATGTATTCCATCTAGCATCTGCAAATAAAACACCGTCTTCTGTAGTTTGATCTGCTTTATCTACTAGTACCCAAGCCGCACCAGTTGTTGTAACTGCTACGTTATTACTTGTATTGCTTGAGGTTAATGTTGCAGATGTATCGTATCTGTAAAGTTTTGGATAATTTTCTAAGTCACTTGTATCAATCCATAAGTCATTAGCAACAAGTACTGTTCCATCTGATTGATTTGCCGGAGCAGTTGCTGAAAATTGTGGACCATTTGGATCTGTTGAACTATAACTGTTTACATAACCTATCCATGTTGTTCCATTATGTACTAAAATGTCAGCGTCGTCTATATTTGTGTTGTACCATAGTTGACCATCTGCTGGTTCACTAGTTGGTGTACTAGTCGATGCTGTGTATGATAATCTTTTCCAATTAGAAGCTACAACTTCATTACCTGTTGTAGATTCGTCTGAGTCACCTGTTGGTGCAAGGTATAAATTGTCAACTAATGTTGTTGAATTTGCTGTGTAACTACCGTATGCATGAGCTTGACCAGTACCTAAACCTGCATCTGCAAGTGGAGTTCCTGTCACGTCATTCATTCTAAATTCACCACCTAATTTGTGTTTAATTGTAATTGCACCTTTGTATACTCCTGATGTAATAATTGATGCTTCTAAGTTTGTAAATCCAGCCGCCGCAAATGCAGTAATAAAGTCATCTGTATCACCTAATGTTGAACCATCTCCAGAAACCATAGTAACTGTTTTTGCTGTATCAAGTGTACTTGAATTTTTTAATGATTCTTGACAAGTAAATGTTTCATTTGCTGTAAAACTTGGATATGCTGTTTTAGAATTAATAGTTGTTGTTCCACCTTCATATCTAAAGAATTGGAAGTCGCCTACATTTGGAGTATCATCAGCTTGTCCTGACATTGTTTGCTCAGTTATATTATATTGAGCGTAAAGTGTGCCAGCTGAAACTGTTGTTCCACCGTTTGTTGGATCTATTTTGTAAATTGATGTTTGACCATTAGGACAAATATTGTTAGCTATTGTAGACCAAGTGTTAGAACTTGAACTATAAAGTTTTATAACATAACTTGAACCTGCGTTAGCAGAAGTTGTTTTATGCCAAATAGAACCATTTGGTCTATTTTCATCTGCTGTTTTCCATTCAGGTCTTGATGTATGTGCTGATTGTAAAAATTCTGCACCTTTAAATGTTCCTGCAGTTAATCCTAAATTAGCCATTAAAGTTCCGTTACCTTCTTCAATTCTAATTGTGTTAAATCCTGCTGTTGAATCTCCAAATCCTCCACCATTGTGGAAAATTTCTAATTTGTTAGTTGTTGCATTTACACTAGAAGTTACTCCAGGTATATTTGCAGTATTCAATGCTGTGTTTACATCTGATAATGCTGTTCCACCTGTTTGTACTAGTATGCCATTAATTTGCATATTGTGGCCTGATGTTACAGTTGCACCTGCACTTGATGTTAAAACTGGACGTGAATTATGCCATGCTTTAGATCCAACGTGAACCCAAGCATTTGAGGCACTTTTATAATAAGTTTTGTTTGAAACGTGTGTTGTGTTTATAACATAATCACCCTGTGAACCAATTGAAGTTTTTGGTGCACCCGTTGCCGAGTTTCCTACCAAGTCAGTTACTGCTGTAATTAAAGTTGGTGTTTGTGCTGTAAATTTTTGATCTGTTTGCGACCATTCAAATATCCCATAGATAGTTGATGCAAGGTCAAACCAGTATGTGCCATCTGTCGCTTGTGCTGATGGTACTGAAGATGATCCTAATAAATCTGTTGTATTGCAATTTGTTCTTAATATATATGCTCTGTTAGCCAATCCTAAAAATGAGTATGCCGCTTGTAATCCATATTCATTTAATTCATATCCATGTAGTGAATTTCCTGCACCGTCTGTATAGAATTTTGGATCACCAAACGTTTCTGTTAGTTCTCTTTGTGATGTAATTAGGTGTGTTGTATTTGCGTTTGCAGTTGTTGTACCTGCCGCTGTACCTGAACCTGATCCTGGTGTTTTATCTTGTCCCGATGCTACGATAAAAAGAGGCGTTGTACCTGCATCTGATGGTACATAAAAACTCTCATTTATTACTGATACTTCAACTCCTGGTGCTGATAATGCCATATTTTAAATCTCCTTGCAATTGTCTATTACTAGAACTATTTATTACATCTTAAGCAATTTACGGACTTATTGTGATAAGTTTGGTGCCTATATAGGTTACGTAAATACAATTATAATGATTATGGGTATTAGACCGTTATGTAAACAATGCAAGGTTAAAGTTAGAGCCATGGGTTATAGGAAAGGAAAGAAAATTTATTGGCGTAGTCTGTGTGATACTTGTATTCGAAAAAAGAAAAAACTTCGTATAGGTGGTATAACGCCATTACAACGTTCAGGTTATAGAAAGAAAAATAGATGTGAAGTATGTGCCTTTAAAGCACAAGAACCTGTACAACTTGATGTGTTTTTTGTAGATGGAAATAAAAATAACTGTGCTGTTCACAATTTAAAAACGGTATGTGCTAATTGTCAACGAGTAGCAAGTATTAAGAAGTTACGTTGGAAACTTGGTGATCTTGAAGTTGATGAATAACTTGATCGGTGTTAGCATTTAATACTGCTATAGAACTATTATTTTCAATAATATAATCAAACTTACTACCCATCCAATCCCATTCAGATTGATGTGCACCTTGTTTTTGCATCTCTTCACGTGTGGGTAATTCTCCTCTTTTTACAAGTACAACTATGCCACTATGTGCTTTTATTGTTTTAATTTCGTTTTGGAATCTTGTGTCAGAAATAACAGTTTTATCGCCTTTGTATCTACCTAGGCAACTATCTAACCATATTGAATCGTACATTTGTCCACGCATTATTTCGGTACCAAAGTATTGTAATACCCAACGTGGAGTAACTTCTTTACCCATTTTTTTACTCCAAAATTTATCAGGTTGTTCTCGCCATGCTCGACTTTCTGAAGTATTACCTTCTAGCATTTTTCTATCCCAATTAAACATTGAACTAACAGCATCTTTTAAACTTTTTGCAAAACTATCTCGCTTATATCCATGGCGAGTTATTAATCGTTCCGCAACTGTATCTTTACCAGAACCTATTAATCCACAAATACCTATAAGCATTTGTTTAGTATACTAAATTTTTGATGATTTTTCAACTAGTTTTTCTGCAATATCACGCCAATAAATTTTATCAAATTCAACTGTGGTATTTGCTTTTGGAATAATTTTATTATATTTAAAACCTAATTTAGACATATACTCATCTACAGACTTTTGCTCATTTACTTGCACTTCCAATATAATATATTTTGCTCTTTGAAATATTTCTGGTGACCCGTCCATGATTAAAAGTTCTGCACCTTGTACATCTTGTTTGATCAAATCATAAGTTGTGTTTCCGCCAACTACTGATGATAAAGTTTCCATATGTCTATTGTCACTGTAATCAGTGCTATCAAAAAGACTTGCACCCTTGGTGTATCCTTTTTTATTATGATACATGATACATTCTTTGTTTGTATCACCAACCACTGCAATATGCACTTCATTTGCACAACGTTGTAGTTCATATTCGTGCTCAGGTCCGGCTTCTATGCAGGTGTAATGAGCGTTGGGCCATAACTGTTTACACATTCTTGTAAAAATTCCGTTCCATGCTCCAAGATCTAATACAGTTTGTGGAACAAATTTTCTTTGTTTTACTAAAAAATTTTCTATGAAAATATATAATGGATCAGGTGTATTTTCATATAATCTCCTTTGACCATTTTTGTATATGAACCTTTTCCTGCCTACGTTGTCACCTATTAAAGTCATTTATTGATTATACTATTTTTTTAAGCGTTTTTCAATCTCTAATTTTGCTTCTTTTACTGATCCAAGTATTGTTTTACGTATGTTTAATTTTTTATTTTTTAAAGCATTAATAGACATATTTTCCAAGTCATTAACGATTTCTTCCAATTCATCTATATTGCAATCACAATATCTTTTATAACGAGAGTCTTTCATTTCGTTGTTATTTAAAATAATATGCTTATGAATTAACCTATAACAAAACTATGTGGTGTGCCACCTTCTGCGAAATTGTTAATTTCCAGGTCAAGTTTTTCCATGTCAGCCATACCAGTTTGTTTTAGTTCAGCACCGTTTAATGTAGTACCACCCTGTGGGCCAGCGATAGTATTAAATTTACCTCTTGCTTCACCTAACATTACTTTGCATATTGCTAGTGTGTAATCTCTAATCCAAGGTTTTGAATATATGTCTTTAAAAAGTGTTATATCAGGTCTAAAATTATCAGTGTGCATTAATACTGTTTCGTTATCTGCACGCGGTCTTTGTGTAATTGTAAGTCTTTTGTTTGCTACATCATAATGAAATTGTATAAAACTTCCAAACATTTTTCCAATTAATTCCTGATAAGATGCAAAAGCATAGTAGGTTGCAAGACCTCCAGTTGCTCCTGCTCTTAACAAGTATGTGTTAGTATATGCAAGATTGAACGGTTCAAAAAGTGTTCCACCTTCGCCACCTTCTGTACGAGAGCCGACCGTTCTACGAAATAATTTTCTAACATTAATTACTTCGTCAGGTAAAATGTAAGTATTTTGGTTTGCTACTAACTTCAAAAAAGCATAAGATTCTTCCACAGCATTAGACGATCTTTGTCTATATCTGTTTATAGCTCTTTCTAATGCTACTTGATAGTGTTTAGGGTCCAGTTCAACGTCAATCATACCCTCTCCTAGGTTTGCTTTGACGTATTCAAATACTTCCTGTTGACCTGTTTGTAGTTCTGACATACTCATATTTATAGTTCTTTTACTATCTATAAATATAGATAATATGCCAAGATTATCAATATACAAACCAGAAAAAGGGAACGACTATAAGTTTTTTGACCGTACTATAAATGAAATGTTTCAAGTCGGTGGTACAGACTTGTTTTTGCACAAATATTTAGGTCCATACGATCAAGGCGATACTAATAAGGACGGAGCGTCATCTCCTACATTACCACAATATTCAGGCGATACATTAAACGAAAGAACTATACAGGACTTATTATTTTTAGAAAATAGAGATAGAAAATATGCATCAGACATTTATACACTTCGTGGTATCTATAATGTTGCTGATATTGATTTTAATTTATCACAATTTGGTATGTTTTTACAAAATGATACTATATTTTTAACAGTTCATTTAAATGATGTAGTTGAAAGAATAGGTAGAAAACCAATGTCAGGTGATGTTATAGAATTTCCACACATGAAAGACGATTTCTCACTTGATGAAAGTATACCAATTGCAATTAAAAGATATTATGTAATAGAAGATGTTAACAGAGCGGCAGAAGGATTTAGTCAAACTTGGTGGCCACATTTATTGAGATTAAAATTAAAAACACTAGTTGATGCACAAGAATTTAGAGATATAATTGGTGACGCAACAACAACAGGCTCATTAGCAAGTTATATGAGTACGTATAATAAGGAAAAATCTATTAATGATGCAATTGTAAACCAAGCAGAAGAAGATGCACCTAAGTCAGGATTTACTTATAAACAATATTATGTCACACCGATTGATGAAAGAGGAAATGTTAGAACTGATAATGTTAATACAACAGAAAGAATTAGTTCAGATAAGCCAATAAATGCAACAATAGATACTCCAGCAAGTTCACATTATGGCTTTTATTATGATGGTGATGGTGTTGCACCAAATGGATATCCTGCAGGATTTGGAACATCGTTCCCAAGCAATTATAATAAAGGTGATTATTTCTTGAGAACGGATTATTTACCAAACAGACTATTCAAATATGATGGAGTCAGATGGACTAAAATAGAAGACGCAATAAGACTAACTACAACAAATGACAATACAAGATCATCTTGGAAAACTAAATTTGTTAATACATCAGGAACAACTACAATAAATGGTTTAACTGTAGAACAAAGACAAACGTTATCAAATGCATTAAAACCCAAGGCTGACAATTAAAAATGTTACACTTTTACGACGGGCAAATTAGAAAATTTTTAACTCAATTTATAAGAATTTTGAGTAACTTTTCTGTGGAAACAGGAAAAGGCAAAGATGATCAAGTTATTTTAAGAGGAGTGCCGGTTGTGTATGGAGATATGACTCGGCAAGTTGCAAATATTATAAGAAATAATTCAGAAAATGCATTACAATATGCTCCAAGAATTGCCGCGTACATTACTAATTTAGAATATGATAGAGAAAGAATGCAAAACCCTTATCATATCGAAAAACAACATTTAAAAGAAAGACATTATGACGAGACTACAAAACAGTATACAAATAAATTAGGGGCAGGCTATACAGTTGAAAAAGTTATGCCATCACCATTTAGGCTTAATGTTACAGCTGACATATTTTCTTCTAATACTGATCAAAAATTACAAATAATGGAACAAATATTATATTTGTTTAATCCGGATTTTGAAATACAAAAATCAGATAATTATATTGATTGGACAAGTTTAAGTTATGTAGAAATAACGGGTGTAACATTTTCATCAAGAACGATTCCAATTGGAGCAGACACCGAAATAGATGTTGCAACACTGACATTTTCTATGCCAATTTGGTTATCACCACCTGTTAAAGTTTCAAAATTGGGTGTTATAGAGAAAATTATTATGAGCATTTATGATGACGATGGCGGAATGACGAAAGGTTTAATAGATGGTTCTTTAATATCAAAAAGTTATGTTACACCTGAAAATTATTCAGTGTTATTAGTCGGAGCTCAATTAAGATTATTAGGTTCTACTGGTGCAGTTGATAGTTCAATGGCAGGAGATGGTTATTATACAGGTGCCAATACTCCTACAGAATTTGATGTATTTGCAAATTTTGGTCCACCTATTAATTGGCATTCTATAATCAACAAGTATGGAGTAATACAAAATGGAATTTCACAAGTTAAATTGCAACAAGAAAATGGAAATGAAATTGTTGGAACAATTGCTACTAGTACTTTAGATGATACAATTTTAATGTTTAGTATTGATTCAGATACAATACCTGCAAGTTCTTTAACAGCAGTAACAAAAATTATTAATCCATTAACATTTGCCGTAACTAGCCCGCAAAATGGAGATAGATATTTAATTACTAACGAAATAGGTGATTCTACAAATACTTTTGATGCAACTAATTGGGGTAATTTACGAGCCAGTATAAATGATATTATTGAATATAATTCTACTACAAGTAAATGGGGAGTAGTATTTGATGCATCAAATCCAGACTCAACACAACATTATGTTACGAATTTAAACACAGGTATACAGTATAGATTTAATGGTACAGACTGGGTTAAATCCTATGAAGGCATCTATACACAAGGTAAATGGACACTTGTTTTAGGTGGTGGTTCTACAGCATATGATCCTTCTGCAGACGCAACAACTCCTTGATTAATTTAACATAAATTGTTATAATATAGAATGCAACATAATATTATTTGTTCAGGAGCTCTGTTTTATTCAACAAATACTAAAAGATTTTTGTTTCTACAAAGAACAGATTTTAAAACTAGAGGTACATGGGGATTAGTAGGCGGTCAATCACGATTTACTGAATCAGCGTTTGAAGGATTAAAAAGAGAAATTTTAGAAGAAATTGGAGAACCACCAAAATTTAAAAAAACTATTCCTTTAGAAATGTTTACATCAAACGATCAAAAATTTTATTTTAATACTTTTGTAATTGCTATAGAAAATGAATTTATACCAAAATTAAATGCAGAACATTCAGGATATTGTTGGACAGCGTTTGAATGTTGGCCAAAAAATTTACACGCAGGTTTACGAAATACTCTCAACAACAAAAGTATTAAAGGTAAATTACAAACTATTTTAGATTTAATATTTTAGTCGTTTTTAATATATTTTTTACCTGTTAGTTTTTCAATATCTTTAATCATTTCTTCCATATTAACTCTAACAGTTTTACCTGTTATAGTATTTCTTGAAAAATATTCCCATTCACCTTGTTTATTGTGCGGTGAAAGTTTTGTAACGTTTCCTGCTTCGTCTCTTACATATACTTCAGCACTTGCTGAATCATCTTTAGCATAAACGTGAGCATAATTGGCAATAGTAGATGGGTCACCAGTTTGTACTTTTAATTCAATATGTGTATTTGTTCTTAAGTCATTGAAAGTACCATCTCTAGCATAAGTGCCACCAATTGCAACACGATTCATTGTACTACCTGCATCACCAGTAATTGCTACGGCTCCAGATGGTATAGTAAGTCCAAGTGTTGTAAGTCCAGATGCAAATTCTTTATTAAATAAATGTACTCTATATGCATTAATAGTTGTTGATGATCCACTAGTACTTGCCGCGGATAGAGTTACTTGTCCACTATTAAATGCGGCAGTAAAAGCTAATTGATCTGTACCTTTAGTTGAAATTTGTGAATTTCCTACGTATGCACCTGAGCCATCAGATACTACAAATACTTCTGATATAGATGCTGGTGTTCCTGACTCTCCAGAATTATATCCTACAACAACATAGTGAGCACCTGTATATTGATCAGTTGAAAATTGATCTAATGTTGTAGCAGAGCTTGATACAGTAGTTGCGGCAATTATATTTGAATTAGTTCCAACTGCGGCACTTTCTGAATCTGATAAAAGAACTCTGTACATTTTTATAGCAGTATTTGGTGAACAAGATGCTCTTACTCTTAAATCACTACCACTTATATCTGCTGTAAGTGTTATTAAACTATTATTGCCAGAATATATTTCATTATAAGATGTTATGTAAGCATCAGTTCCGTTGTGTACAACCATACATTCAACATTTGAAACTTCACTATTTGTAGAATTATTGCAAGAAATATAATATTTTGCACCTCTGTATGATGCGTGAGCCCAAGTATCTAAATTTTCAGCCGCCGAATCTACATCTGAATTTAATACAGTTGCAGTTTTTCCTGTAGAAGACGCAGTTGTATCATCACCCAATCCAATTCTATAAAATTTAATTGAGTTTGATGCTGTTCCACCTGTCCCTCGTAAACGTGCTGAACCTGAATTAATGTCAGCAGTATAAGTCATTTGGTCGTTAGTACCAGATTGTACTAATGCACCTGAGCCAACAAATGCTGTTGTGTCATTGTGTACCAAAGATATCTGTGCTGTGGCAACTTCGTCATTAACTGCGTCACGTGTTACTGCAATATAAAATGCAGAATCAAAAGTACTTGTTGTAAATGTATCAATATTAGTAGCACTTGTACCAATTTCTGTTGCTGTGCCTGATGCTGTAACCGTATGATCTGAGGAGCTTGTTGAAACATCTCCAAATGTTATAGTTCCGTCACCATCGGTTTTTAAAAATTGTCCTGAACTACCATCTGAAGTGGGTAGTGTAAATGCTGTTGATGTAGCCCATAATGTACCTGTTATATTAGGTAAAGATACTGTTTTATCTGAGCCTGTTGGATTTACAACTGTTAATATGGTTTCATAACCGTCAGCAACTGAGCCTTCAAAAGTAATAGTGTTTCCTGTGTTCATGAATAGACCTTGTGGTTCAAAACGTACAGCATTTGTAAGAGTACCACCCTCCATTAACTTAACTTGCATTTTTCCGTCTTCAGTTCCGTTAGTTACATCAAAAGAACTAGCGGTTATTGTTCCATACGTAACTTCTTCGTCAGCACTATTTTCGCCTAGGAATTTTATTTGTCCTAAATTGTCTGAGTCTGCTGGACTTGAACTGTTTCTTTTTAATGCTATAATTGGACTTGCTGATGCACTTGCTTCTGTAGTAGTTAATGTTAATAAAGCACTCGTGCCTGTACCAGAAATACCTAACGAAGTTAGGCCTGATATTGCTGATGCTGTGATTGTTCCGTCTACGTCTAATGCTGTTGCTGGTGAAGAAGTACCTATACCTATACGAGAATTCGTAACGTCAAGATAAAGTAGGTCTGTTTCAAATGCCAGATCGGTACCGTTCCT